CGCGTCGATCAACTGGCGTCGGTCGTCGCCGTGATGGCGCGGAACCAGAGGTCGATGGCAGAGGCGCTGCGGACGGTTGTCGAGTCGGCGAACGCGAACGCCGATCACTGCAATCGCAATTTCACGAGCATCGTCGCCTCGCTCCAGCAGATCGTCGATCGGCTCGCCGAGGACGCGAGCGACGATTGGTGGAAGCACCCGCACGACTGACCATGGCGGCCGGGCGCGGCGGCGCGAGTCCTCCTCCGCTCGCGCCGCCCCCGGTCTGTCAGGCGAAAAGCCCGGCTTTCGCGGGGAAAACCGCCTCCCAAAAAAATCTTTTCAAGCCCCCTTGTCTAGTATTCCGATGACGGTATACTAGGGGCATGACGGGACACGACACCACGAACGAAAGGGAAGCAGCGATGACCACGACCAGCGACAACCTGACCAACGCCAAGCACCTCGCCTCGACTGTCGGCGTTCAGCAGGCTTGGTGCATCCAGTATCAAGGTGGCAAGCACTACATCGTTTCGGACGCCTACGGCCAGCGTGGATCGAAGCGGCGGTTTCACGTCACCGATGACGACGCGATCGAGCTCGCACGAAAGGCGGGCGTGCAGTGCAGCGACGAGGGCGAGATTCTCTGATGCTGACCTTTGGCTCACTGTTCGCTGGCATAGGTGGATTCGACCTCGGCTTCGAGCGAGCCGGGATGAAGTGCGCGTGGCAGGTCGAGATCGATGCCTATGCCAGTAGCGTGCTGGCAAGGCAATGGCCCAGCGTCACTCGATGGGGAGACGTGCGTACGTTTCCGGTCGGCGATCCTTCGGAGTGGCAGGTTGACCTCATCTGCGCTGGCGTACCGTGCCAGCCGGTGAGCCACGCTGGAAAGCAGAAAGGCGCGAACGATGAGCGATGGATGTGGGGAGAAGCCCTCCGAGTTGTTGCGGATCTCTGCCCAAGGTTCTTTGTGGCGGAAAATCCCATCGGCCTTCTCAGCCATGACGGAGGCCGCACGTTCCACGGAATCTTGCGGGCGTTTGCCTCGGTCGGGTATGTATGCGAATGGGACGTTATTGCCGCTGCCGACCTTGGTGCTCCACACCAAAGGGATCGCGTCTGGCTTGTGGCCCACGCCGACAGTGTTTCATGCTCTGCGTGGGAATCACGACGAGCCGGTCGAGGCGTATCTCGCACGTGTTCTGGATCACAGAGACGGAAAGACAAAGGGCAAGCCCGGCCCGTCGTTGGGGGTCGCTGTCAGGATGAGGTCGATGCAGGCTCCAGCGTGGATAAAATGCCCGTGCTGCGATACCTTCCTCTGCACGATTCACAACATGCACGTACACGATTGCAGTTGTCCGCCGATAGAAGAATGGGAGGAAGACCCATACAAGCCACGGATTATGTGGCCGACTCCGACGGCGAGGGACCACAAAGGGCCGTGCTGGACTACGCCAGCGAGGGACTGCCTAGACCACGCGGTGGAAAGAGGGGAGACCAAGAACAAGACATACCCGAAACCACCAGAGGATGGTGGCAGGCTGAACCCGCAGTGGGTCGAGTGGCTCATGGGGTTCCCGATCGGGTGGACCGACTTAGGTGCCTCGGAAACGCCGTCGTCCCGCAGGTCGCCGAAGTGATCGGTCGTGCGATCCTTGAGTTTGAGAGCGTTGCGTCGTGAAGCCAACGGAACCGAACACCGATTGGATCTCCCTCCCCGAAGCCGCCCGCCTTGCTGACGTGACCGACCGCTGGATGCGGACGCTCGTGCAGAACGGTCGCGTTGTCGGGCTACAGGTCGGGCGGAACTACATCGTGAGCCGGGCGAGCGCCGCCGCCTACGTGCGGAGCGAGACCGAGGGCAGACCGCGAGCGGCTCGCCCGGCGAAGAAAGCGGCGAAGCGGCGGAAGCGGTGACCTACGCGGCATCACCCTGCCCGCTGATCCACCCGTCGAGCAGCCCACGGCTAAACGCCGCCACGTCCTCTGGCTCGATGCCCGCAGCCGCCGCCAGGGCGTCGTGCTGAGCCCGTGGCGGGCAGGCGAGCCCTCGGGCTGCCATCGACCGGCCGACCGCCGCACCAGCCTCTACGGGGCCGCTGGACGCCCGTGCAGGCGTGGTCGGCTCCGGGGCTGGGAGCGGGGCTGGGCGGGACGCACGTCGCTCGCTGGGGAGCTTGGGGAGGAGGTCGAGCGGGTCGGCTCCCCCGACGATCCCGGCGTCAAGGTAGTGCTGCCGCGTCGTGGACGGGTCCGAGTGGGAGAGGTACTCGGTGGCGTCCCCGCCAGCCGCCGCGACGTAGGAGCCCGCCGCCTTGCGGATCGGATGGAAGCCGTGGACGGCGACGCCCGCCGTCTGGCCGAGGAGCCGCAGCGAGATCCACAGCGATGCCGGTACGCGGTGCTCAAGCCACGGCCAGACAAGATCGTCGTCGCCCCTTCTGTGCTTGCCGAGCAGGCGGGCGAGCTCGGGAGTGATCGACCGCACGATTGTCTTCACGCCGCCCTTTCTGCCGCTGCCGTCATACGTGATCCGCCGGGCGTCGAGATCAACGTCTCGCCAGCGTAGGGCGAGTAGCCCGCCGATCCGCTCGGCTGTCTGCCACGCCGCTTGAAGAATCGTCGTCCAAAACCACCACGCCGGGACCGGCCCGACATCGCCCCGGCGGCGTCTGGCGGCTTTGACCAGGGCGTCGATCTCCTCAAGGCGGTAACCCTTCGGCGGTCGCAGGCTGACCTTGACCAACCCTCGCGGGAGGTCTGGGTGCTCAATCAGCACGCCGTCGGACCGCGTGAGCCGCTTCTTCGCCGCGTGCGTCCAGAGCGCCGACAGGTGGGCGATGTCCTTCTTGACGGTCGCCGGTCGCGGCGGCTTGTTTCGCCAGTGACGATCCTCGGCTCGCCACTTGGCGAACCGCGCGAGCGTCATGTCGTCGAGGTCATCGAGCGTCGCCGGTCGCCCGAGGAACGAATCGAACCGGTCGAGCGTAGAGGACAGAAGGGCCGTCGTGCGGTCCTTGAGCCCATGCCGAGTCGAGTACACCGAGAGTAGATCACGCAGAGTCATCGCCACGCCTCCGTATCTAGATGGGACTAGTATACGGGCGACCACCGGAACCTCTGTCTACCATGCCCTCCGCTAAAAGGATCGCCCGTAGGACTTGAAACTTAGGTGGGTTTCGGGGCTTCGGGCAAGGCGGGGCGGGCGGCGATTTGACCGCCAAATCCCGCTACGTATGATTTGGGTATGATTGCGATGCCGCACACGATTGACGGTGAACCACACATGACGATCGCCGAGGCGGTCGAGTTCATGGGCTGCACCGACGGGTGGGTTCGAGCCCTCCTCCGCGAGGGCAAGCTTCGCGGACGGCGGCTCGGGGAGCGTCTCTGGCTCGTCTCGGTGAGCTCGGCCACGGAGCAGCGTGATGCCCTGACCACCAGGGCGGCCGGAAAACGGCACCTCGCCAAGCGTCCCGCCGCCAAGCGGGCGAAGAAAAAGACCTCCAAGCGGCGGAAGTAGGCGTTTTCCTGCGGGAAAACAGCCCCGGAAAAATCTTTTTGTAGAGGGCTGGACACCCAACTACCGATAGCCTACAGTACGGGTGTCAGGCGGATGAGACCTGACGCCACGCCAACTTGGAGACCAAACGATGGACGCCGCAAACAACCCCATGATCGTGACTGTGAATGGACGCGAGTACCGCATTCTTGAGGTTTGCGGCGTCGGCCCTGCCGTTCGTGCGAACGGCTGCCACACGCAGTGCGTCGTTCGCGGCAAGCGTGGTGCGACCTACCTCTATCAGGTGTGGGACGACGGCGAGAAGCGGCTCATCAACGGCGGCGTTTGCTACCGCGAGCTGCCGCGACGTGCGGCGATCGCCTGACCACCACCCCGCCCGTCGGCAATCGGGCCGACGGGCAACGCCACCACGAACACAAGGGCAACGCCGTGACGACCACCTACCGCATTGTGAAGATCGCCGACCCTCGCAGCCGTGGCGTCTGCTACTGGTTCGAGATCCTCGCCCAGCGTGGCGACGACCGATGGAGCGTCGGCACCTACGACACCCGTGACGAGGCCCGCGAGGCGCTCGCCCAGATTCGAGCGGCGACCGTCTGAGCGCAGAGATAGACTCAACACCCCGCCCCGCGAGGGGCACAACCCTGAGGAGATGACCGATGGCAACGCGAATCTACATCACGCGACCGAATGGCGACTGCTGGAGCGGCGAAGAGTGGATCAATCTCAATGTCGCCCCAGGCGCTCGCGATGCCTGCGACTTCCAGTCCTACGCTGCCGCCACGGGCTACCTCGATGCCGCACTGGAGAGCGACGATTCAGGCAACTTCGCCGACGCGAGCATCGTGGAGGTCGAGCACGCAGACGAGGCACCCGAGTACCGCATCGCCTACATGCTGGAGGCGACCGGCGAGTTGGAGGTCGTCGAGACCTTTCGGGCTGCGAGCGACGCCGACGCGAACGCCTACGCCGAGGCGAACCACGACGGCGAGTGGTACGTGCTCGACGCCGCTGGCCGCAACATCAACGCCGGAATCGACGGCTGATCGGCACGTCGCCGGTCAGGGACGACCACCACCAGGGCAAGGAGGCCCACCATGAACCCGACGATCTGGATCGAGCTCGCGATCGTCCTGCTCCGCATTCTGGCGGCAGGACTTGCTGATTGACCCACCTACCTCTAGCCTACAGCCGAACTACCGCTAGCGATTTGGTGGTCGCCCCTTGACCCTAGTGAACGCCCGTATACCATCACCCACCCACGAACAGGAGCATCCCCCATGACCACGATTTCGTCAATCGACTCCCACCCCGGTGACGCCGAAGCCCACGCCGCAGGCGTCGCGATGACCGAGCTCTACGGCTCGCCCGCACAGGGCGAGGGCCGCTGGGTCGGCGATCGCCTCGTCTCGACCTACGCCGTCGGCGACTCGGTGAACGTCGCGTTCCCCGACGGTCACCGTCGCTGCGTCGTCATCGAGGTGCTGACCGACACGACGTACCACGTCGTCTGGCACAAGCCCGGCGGTGGCCGCGAGCACTACGCGATCGACGTGGACGCGATCGCGGCGTTTTGAGTCACAGAGGAGACCCGGTGGAACCGGGGACGCATGGACGCAGATCGCCGCTGACGCAGGAGGGGGACGCGGCGGGTTTTGACTGACGGACGAAAACACGCACGAAAGCGAGGAACGGATGAGCACGGAGATTTCGACACACACGCCACCAGCGAGAGGGTTGGCTCTCGCCTCGATGGATGACGCATACCGGTTCGCCAAAATGGTCGCGGCAACCGAGTTCGCCCCGAAGGATTTTCGCGGCAAGCCAGAGGCGTGCCTGCTCGCGATTCAAGCTGGCGCTGAGGTCGGGCTGAGCCCGATGCAGAGCCTTCAGTCGATCGCCGTGATAAACGGAAAGCCGAGCGTCTACGGCGACACAGCACTTGCTGTCTGCAAGTGCTCGCCGGTCTGCGAGTGGGTCCGTGAGCGGATCGAAGGCGACGGCGACACCATGGTGGCGATCTGCGAGGCGAAGCGTCGCGGCGACGCCGAGCCGGTCGTGAGCCGTTTCGCGATGGCCGACGCGAAACGGGCAGGGCTCGCTGGCAAATCGGGACCGTGGACGCAGTACCCGCGTCGGATGCTTCAGATGCGTGCTCGCGGCTTCGCACTGCGTGACGCGTTCCCCGACCTGCTCCACGGCCTCGTGACCGCTGAGGAGGCACAGGACTACCCGACGCCGACGCCACCGCGTGAGCCGGTCCAGGTGCGGCCGAAGTTCGACGGTGACCACGGACCGGCTGGCGGTGCATGCGCCCCATTCGTCAAGCCGTCGCAGCCCGAGCCCGAGGTGCCCGACGCCCCGGCCCGTGCGACCAGCGAGGACATGGTCAAGGCGAGGCACGCGGTGCAGGGAGCGAAGACCGAGGAGAAGCTCCGCGAGATTCGAGGCAAGGTCGAGAAGCGATTCCTCGACGAGGGCTTCTACACGGACGCCCAGGCGGATGAGTTGTTCGCGCTCATCGAAACGAAGCGGGAGATCGTCAGCGGTCAGGAGGTGGCGTCGTGAGCGAGCCGAAACGTCTCTACCGCGCCGATCTCGGGACGAGCGTCAACGCGAAGACAGGTCACTCGACGCTGTCGTGGTACGGCACGGTCACCGAGTGCGGCGAGTGGGTCGAGCAAGGTCAGACGAGGTGGCGTCGCGACGGCACGTGGTTCGAGACGGAGGCGGCGGCGCTCGCGTCGCTTGCCGACCGGATCGAGGCGATCGCGCTGGCGATGAACAAGCAGGCGAGGCGGCTGCGGTTCGCGGTGAGCGAGGAGGTGGCAGATGCCCCGGCGTCGTGATGAACCGCTGACGATCACGCTCGATGTCGTCGTCGCAGAGCTCGAGTACCACGGCTGCGAGCGGATGGCAGCGTACGTGCGAGACCTCGGCAACGGTGTCGCCAACGCTAATCGCAGACGGCAGTGGGCCGAGGACGATCTGGCGAAGGCTCTGGAGCGTCTGCACGTCCACGAGCCTCCTCGTCGAGACACAGGCGATCGATGCGGCAAACCTGGACCAATGAGCGACGGCTAGGAGACACACCGGCCCGCCCTGGCCGCAGCGGCTGCTCCATACCGGCTGCATGGGTCGCGAAGCGGGAGTCGCGGGTAACCACCGCAGTCGAGGCGCGACGCTTCCTCGCGTGACTCGACCGGATGCCCCACGAGACGGGGCCGAAACAAGGAGGTGAAGGGATGAAAAGGACGTGCAACCGCTGCAAGGCAAAGCGGCCGACGACCGTGACGCTTTGCCCAAAGTGCGGCAGCCCTGAGTTTCGTATCGCAAGGAATGTGAAATGATTGCCTCATCCGACCGCTACGCGGCGTTTCTTGAAACGAAGCAGCAACTCGACGGCGACCACGGGTTTATGCCCGACTTCCTGCCGGCGTGGCTCTTTGACTATCAGCGGCATCTGATCGAGTGGGCTTGCCGGAAGGGGCGTTCGGCGATCTTCGCCGACTGCGGCATGGGCAAGACGCCGATGCAGTTGGTCTGGGCTGAGAACATCCGCCAGCACACCGGCAAGCCGGTGCTGATCGCGACCCCTCTAGCGGTCAGTTACCAGACCGTCGAAGAGGCGAAGCGGTTCGGCATCGACGCGGTGCGATCGAGCGGCGGCAAGCCCGACGCCGGCATCGTGGTCACGAACTACGAGCGTCTGCACAACTTTGACCAGGGCGACTACGGCGGGATGGTCTGCGACGAGTCGAGCATTCTCAAGAACTTCGACGGCTCGACCAAGGCTCTCGTCACCGAGTTCATGCGGCTAATCCCGTATCGACTGCTCTGCACGGCGACAGCGGCACCGAACGACTACCACGAGCTCGGTACGTCGAGCGAAGCCCTCGGCTACCTCGGCTATCAAGACATGCTCTCGCGGTTCTTCAAGGAAGACATCATCAAGGACTACCTCGGCTGGGGTCGCAAGAGTTATCGGTTTCGTGGGCACGCGGAGGAACCGTTCTGGCGATGGGTGTGCTCGTGGGCTCGGGCGTGTCGCAAGCCCAGCGACCTGGGCTTCGATGATGGCCAGCTCGTCCTGCCACCGCTCCGCGAGCATGAGCACGTCGTGGATAGCAGTAAGACGCGGGCCGGGATGCTCTTCTCGCTGCCGGCTGACACGCTGCAAGAGCAACGCGAAGAGCGGCGGATCACGCTAGAAGACCGCTGCGAGGCAGCCGCCGGGCTCGTGGCGTCGCACTCGGGCTCGTCTGTCGTGTGGTGTCATCTCAACGACGAAGCCGACCTACTGGAGCGGATCATTCCTGACTGCCGGCAAGTCAGCGGGTCACAGAGCGAAGACGAGAAGGAAGAACTCCTGCTCGCGTTTCAAGCCGGGCAACTGAAGCGGCTCGTTACGAAGCCGAAGATCGGCTGTTTCGGTCTCAACTGGCAGCACTGCCACCACGTTGTGACGTTCGCCTCGCACTCGTGGGAGCAGTACTACCAAGCCGTGCGGCGGTGCTGGCGGTTCGGTCAGACGCAGCCCGTCGATGTTCATGTCATCGCCACCGAGGGCGAGGTCGGCGTGCTCGCGAATCTGCGACGCAAGGCGAACGCCGCCGACCGGATGTTCGAGTCACTCGTGCGGCACATGGGCAACGCCCTTGCCGTGGATCACCGAAGGACGTTTCCCCATAGCGAAAGGATTCCGGCATGGCTGTCAGCGAGCAAGTAATCACAGACGATTACGCGATCTACAACGGCGACTGCTGCGAGGTGCTCCAGAGCATCCCCGACGAGTCGGTGCATCTCTCGGTCTACTCGCCGCCGTTCGCAGCAGATGGTGCTGGCTGCTTGTACCACTACTCCAGTTCTGAGCGTGACCTCTCGAACTGCCGCAGTCATCAAGAGTTCTTCGACCACTATGCGTTCGTGGTCGGAGAGATTCACCGGGTGACGATGCCTGGGCGGCTGTCGGCGGTTCACTGCATGGACATCCCGAGGAAGACATCGCCCGGCGGGCTCATCGACTTTCCCGGCGAGATCATTCGGCTGCACGAGTCCCTCGGCTGGCGGTTCTGGTGCCGGCACTTCATCTGGAAGGAGCCGCTCGGCGTGCGGAACCGCACGATGGCGAAGGGGCTCGCCCACAAGCAAGTCGTGACCGATGCGAGTCTGTGCGACGTTGCCTCGGCTGACTGCCTTCTGCTCTTCCGCAAGGACGGAGAGAACCCGGTTCCGGTTGCGAACCCGACCGGGCTGCTGGAGTACGCGGGCGAGCGCGAGATTCCGTCCGAACTGCTCGCGTATCGCGGCCACAAGGGCAAGCAGATTGAGAACCGCTACTCGCACTGGATCTGGCGGCAGTACGCATCGGCTTTCTGGGACGACATCCGTCTGGAGCGAACGCTGCCTTACAAGCAGGCCCGCGAAGACGATGACGAGCGGCACATGCACCCGCTGCAACTCGACGTGATTGAGCGGATCGTGCATCTACGAAGCCTGCCCGGCGAGACCGTTCTGACGCCGTTCATGGGCGTCGGCAGCGAGGCATACGGTGCGGTGCTCAACGGCCGCAAGGCGATCGGCGTCGAGCTCAAGCCGGCTTACTACCGGCAGGCGGTCAAGAACCTCGAAGAGGCTGCCAAGGGTCGGAAGCACGAGGTGACGCTGTTTGACGCTCAGGAGGCTCTCGCATGACCGACCTCGAAGACCTCCCGCTCTTCGCCCCACGAGCTCCGAGCGTCAACGGCTCGATCACCTCGGCGGCGGCTGCTGACTCGCTCGACGGCGACACGCTCAACGCGATGCAGCGTCGCGTGCTCGAGCTGCTCCAGGCGACGCCTGGCGGGCTGACCGATGAGGAGATGCAGCGGCGGCTGGGCATGAACCCGAGCACGCAGCGGCCCAGGCGGATCGAGCTTGCGAGGCGCGGGTTCGTCGTGGCGGATGGGACGAGGAAGACGGCGTCAGGGAGGTTGGCGGTGGTTTGGAGGGTGAGGGCATGAGCACAGAACTCGTAACACGGCCGAAGGGTCTTGACCGATGTGCGGATCACATCCGAACAGCACAGCACAAGGCCCAGCGGTCTTTCGCTGAATACATCGAAACGGTCGGCGGGGAGCTAGAGAAGGCCCAACGTCTGCTCGCAGATCATCACGCCGGATTCGGTCAGTGGGTGCGGGATGAGTTTGGGTGGACGCATCAACAGGCCAACAGGCTAATAGCCGCGGCAGAGACGATGCGACTACTTGAACCCATGGGTTCAAGTAAGAACCTCCCACTACCAGACTCAGAGCGGCAATGCCGACCGCTCGCATCGCTGCCGGCCGAAGATGTGCCGGTTGTGTGGGAGCGAATCTGCGAGGCGTCTGAGCAGACAGGCAAGCCGATTACGGCTGCCGTCGTAAAGGCTGTCGTGGACGAGTTGTCGCCAGACGAGAAGCCGTCTGCCAAGCCTCGCAAGCCTGCAACCAACAAGGCCGCGCAGGCGCAGGCAGACGAAGAGATCGAGCCTGATCGGATGCTTGATGAAATCAGCTACTACGCACTCGCTTTTCTCGATGCGTGCCCCGAGAGAGCGGACGAACTGGAGGGGCTTTTGTTGACCTGGGTTTCCCGTTGCAAGCAAAGGTGACACATGAAAGAGCAAATGGATCTCGGCGGCGGCATTTTCAACTTCTTTGCTAACACCAGCCTGTCGTGGCCTAAGTGCTTCAAGGAACTGATCGACAACTCGCTCGACCAGAATGCAGCGCACATAACGATTCGGATTGAGTCGCGCCGCAAGAACCTGTCGGTGAGCATCGAAGACAACGGAGGCGGATGCGACGACCTTCGGCGAATGGTTTCTCCAGGCGTTCATCATCGCACGAGCACGACGCGTGCCGGGCAGTACGGAATCGGATTCACAGCATCTGCGTGCTGGATCACCCAAGTTGGCACGGCGACGATCAGTACGGTGAAGGCGGGAGTGCGTCGCATGGCCACGATCAACTATCGGGAAATGATGGAGTGCGGCGATACGTCTTTTGAGGTTCAAGATCGTCCGGTTGCGTCCGCGACTGGAATGAAGATTCATTTCCCGATGTGCGGAAAGTCGCTGAACGACGTGAACCGATTGCTTGATGAGCTTTCGTTCTTCTACGCGATGCGACTGAAGGAAGGCGTAAAGATTGAGGCCATCCATAACGGCGAATCTCGCATTCTCCGCCCTAACCTTGGGCCAGAGCTTCGCGACAAGGTTGTCGTCAGCGGCGAGCTAGACGGAAAGCCATTCAGCGGCTGGTTCGGGATCATCTGTGATGGCGAGAAGGCGACTCGGCACGGCATGAGCGTGTTTTGGGGACACCGTCTCATGCAGACAACTGGCGACTGCTGCGGTGATTTCAACACCGCCCGCGTGTACGGCGTGCTGAACTTGGGAATTGAGTTCCAGCCAAACCCGCTGAAGGACGGGCTTGCCGACGAGGACGAGTGGAACGATCTGATGCAGGCCGTCTACCAGCAGATCCGGCCCGTCCTTGAGCAGGCGGATGCCGAGGCAGAAGACTTTGAGTGGTCATCTCTTTGCAGCGACATCGAGATGGACATGAATGACGCCGTCAAGGGCAGGCGGGATCAAAAGCCTGACGGAGAAGATGGCACTGTCGAGCCTGTTGATACCGGCAGGCGACACAAGCGTTTCTCAAAGACGCAAACAGGCGAAGCGGCTGAGGCTTTGTCAAAGGCTGGTAGGTGGAAGATTCGTGTTCACCACGTCGCCGGAAACGAGGTAATCGTTAGGCACGAAATCCGCAACAAAGAGCTTCATATCTTTGTTGACAAGGAGCATTCGTGGTTCGCTGACTGCGAGCCGCTTCGTCGTCGCGGTCGCGTCGAATCAGTCATCTGCCACGAGATCGCAAGGGCAGCTTCGTCGGACGATTACAAGAAGCTGCCGCTGCTGGCGATGATTCACAGGGCCGGAGACATGAATGAAGACCCGGTAGCCATCTACATGACCGCTGTGGCGTCTCAGGCTCGTGGTTTTGCGAGCGCCTGAAAGGAGGCCAAGGATGGCCGGCTCGTGGCTCAAGATGCGACACGACCTCATCGACGCCCCGGAAATCCGGCGGCTTGCGCGGGCGTGCGGAGTCACGAAAGACGACATCTACGGCAAGCTCTTCCGGCTATGGAGTTGGTTCGACCGGCACTCGCGGAACGGCCACGTGGCCGACGAGACCGGCGAGCTCGTGGACGAAATCGTGGGACTCTCGGGGTTCGCCCAGGCACTTGTGAGTGTCGGGTGGCTCGCCGAAGACCAGGGCGGAATCGTTATTCCGAACTGGGATCGGCACAACTCCGAGACCGCAAAACAGCGGGCGCTCGATGCGTCCCGCAAGGCTGCGGCCCGCGACGAAACGGTCGTGTCCGGCATCGTGCCGGACAGACCTCCAGACACGTGTCCGGCACCGCGCCGGACGAGACGAGACGAGACGAGAGAAGAACTTCCTCCTCTTCCGCGCGAGGGCTTCGCAGTCGATGCGTGGCGTGCCCTCCGCAAGGCTTGGAACGCCGGGCCGGGCAAGACGTGGAAGATGACCAACCCGCCGCCTCCGGCTGTCGATCGGCTTTCTGAGCCTGACTGGGTCGAGGCGTACCAGGCCGGGATCGCGAAGCTCGCGACCGTCGGCTACTTCCGCACGCCCGTATCGCTGCGGCAGTTCTGCTCGATGGACGCGACGAAGGGACGCTTCCTCGACCGCCTCCTCGGCGGCGAGTTCGACGACAAGACGGCGGCGGCTGGCCGAGGCGACTTTGCCGACGCACCGCGACCGCCTGCCGTCTGGTCTGGCCCGGCCGAGATTGCACGCCGGGCGATGCTGGACAAGACGAGGAGACTAAAGCTGGAGGCTCGCACATGACCGCCACTACGCTCCCGCCGATCACCGAACGCCAGCGCGAGGTCTGGCAGTGGGTGCGCGACCACCACGCCCGCGAGCGTATCGGGTGCAGCGTCCGTGACATCTGCGATGCGTTCGGCTTTCTGTCGCCCGAGGGCGCTCTGTGTCACCTGCGTCCGCTGCGGAAGCGTGGCTGGGTCGAGTGGCGAGACGGACGTGCCAACACGATCATCCCGACCCTCGAATCGCTGGAGGCCTCCGATGACTGATCGAGAGATCACCGCAGCTCACGCCGCGTGTCGTCGCCGCTCGTGGGATGACTCGACCGACGACGCCTCGCGGCTCGTGCTCGAACGTGCTGGCGACGCGATCGGCGAGTTGCGTCGTCGCGTGCGAGACCTGCGAGACCGTCTCGCCCGTCAGTCGCTGCACCTCGAGCGGGCCGAGCTCGACGCCGAGATCATGCGTCGCGCGGCGTTCGGCGGGCAGAAAGGCGGCGCGGCATGACCGAGCTCGCCATCATCGCAATCGGGATCGTGATCCAGTCGGCGACGTTCGCCCTCGGGATCCTTGTGGGTGCGTCACTCAGGAGGAGAGGACATGACGACAGCAACGGCTACGAAGCGGCGAAGGAGTACTGGCATCGTGCTGGCAACGGCGACGCTCAAGGCGGCACTCGCGGACGTGGCGGCAGCGGTGCCGACGCGACCGGCGAAGCCGATCCTCGCGTGCGTGCTGCTTGGCGGTGGCACGCTGACGGCGACTGACTTGGAACTCCAGATCGCGGTTGATGTCCCGTACGACGGCGAGCCGATCCTGCTGCCGTTCGCGCGGCTGCGGGCGATCCTCGCCGAGGCTCGCTCCGAGGAGGTGACGATCACGCCTGACGGCACGTCGTGCGTCGTGACCGCCGGGCGTGGCACGTGGCGGCTCCCGGTCGAGAGCGCCGCCGAGTGGCCGACGTGGAACCACGAGCCGCTCAGAACGCTCGTGCGTGTCCCGTGCGACCAGTTCGCCAGAGCGGTGAAGGCGTGCGTCTACGCGACGGACACCGACTCCAGCCGCTACGCCCTCGGTGCGGTGCTCATCGAGGTGCTCGGCGGCGAGTGCTCGTTCGTGGCGACCGACGGGCGTCGGCTCTCGCACGTGGCAGTGGAGCACGACCAGGCGGTGGACGACGGCTCGGCCCTCGTACCGGCTCGGGTGCTCGCGTCGCTCGCGAGCGTGGCGGCCCGTGGCGACGACGCGGTGCAACTGGAGGCGAGCGAGCACGAGCTTGTCGCCACGTTGCCGGGGTGCGTCGTGACGGCTCGGCAGATCGCCGGTCGGTTCCCTCGCTGGCGTGACGTGCTGCCGAAGGACCGGCCCGGTGCGATCGACACGGTGGTCGATCGCGACGAGCTCATCGCTGCGACCAGGGCGGCGGCGATCGTGACCAGCGAGCAGTCGAAGGGCGTGGACTTCACGTTCTCGGCTGACGGCGTGACGCTTCACGGGCAGAGCGCGGAGTACGGGCAGAGCGACGTGACGATCGAGGTCGTCAGCGGCGGCGATCCCGTGAAGGTGAAGCTCGATCCCGTGTTCGTGGTCGAGTGGCTGCGTGGCATCGCGACGGATGAGGGGCCGCACATCACGGTCGAGCTCGTGGACGCGCAGTCCGCGTGCGTTCTCCGCAACGGCGGCGTCTACACCGGCGTGATCATGCCCCTGTCGAACGACTGAGGAGGTGCAACGTGGGACATCGCAGAATCACGGACGCTGCCTTGTTGTTTCGTCTCTGGCACGACGAGACGCTTCGTGTCGAAGACATCGCTGATCGGCTGCGAGTCACGCCGAACACCGTGACACGCACGGCACAGCGGTTCGGGCTCGCGAACCGCAGTCGCGTCGTGAGCGAGATTCGCGAGCGTAAGGCGATCGAGGACGCCGAGGACGACTCGACTGTCGTCGATCTTCGCCTCGACGCCTGGACCGAGGAGCGGGCACGACCGATCCGCGACGGGTGGAGCGAGGACGAGCGGTATCACCGTCGCGTCCAGAAGATTCAGCCCATCTGCTACGGCGGGGTGTACTCATGAGCGCACCGCTCCTCTTCCTCGTCTCGCTGATCTACTGGGCCGTCGCCATCGAGCAGTGGTGGAAGGGCAGCCCCGCCGGGTTCGTCGTGTGGGCGAGCTACGGAATGGCGAACTGGGGGCTCATGTGGATGACGAGGTAGGGTTGCGGAACTAGTGTTTATGCGGTCGGTATAACACGCCGCTTCCGTGTATCACGCTAACTGCAAGGCCACTAGCCTCGCGTGCCATGATCGGGCATGCGACTCCTGGCGACGCTCATCGCCGTGTCGGCCCTCGCGGCGTCTGCCGCCACGATTGACGAGTCGAAAGGCGACGCACGCTACCTCGACTACGGCGCGACGTTCGCGGGATACGTCGTGCGGGTCGTCGGAAACAACGCCGAAGGCGTGCCGCTCGCCGGGTCTGGCACGCTCATATCACCGCACTGGGTACTGACGGCGGCCCACGTCCCGCACGAGATGCAATCGGTCACCGTCGTCCTCGGCGGCGAGCGTCTCGCGTGCGATCGCGTCGTGCGGCACCCCGAATGGACCGGCGTCCACGGGTGGCACGACATCGCCCTGGCGCGGCTCGAGCGGCATCGACACGCCGACGTGTACCCAAGGCTCGCCGACGGCACAGAGAGGCTCGGGAGCGTCGCCGCCGCCGCAGGGTACGGGATGACCGGCACGCTCACTCGCGGGCTCACTGGCGGCGACCAGCGGCTGCGGGCTGGGACGGTCGTCCTCGGGTCGATCGAACACGGCGTCTACGTCTGCCAGATTCGCAGGACGCCGGACGCGGGGCCGCTCCCGACGTGCATAGCACCGGGCGACTCGGGTGGCCCGCTCTGGGCGACGGCGATCGACGGCTCGACGAGGCTCATTGGCGTGAACTCATACGTCGCGAGGGTCGGCGGAAAGACGAGGTACGTCGTCGGCGAGGAGTCAGGTCACACCCGCGTGGTGCTCTACCTCGACTGGATTCGGAGCGTGACGGGCGAACTTGACGAGCCATGCACGATGCCGGGATGCCAACCGCCACGTTGAGATTCAGGTTGCCCGAGGACGAGGGCGAGTTCCGCGACTGCGTCGAGGGGTCACGGGCGAAGTCGATCGTCATCCTGCTCGACGACCACCTCGCGACCGAGATCAAGGGAGGCGAGCTCGGCCACGATGTCGAGGTGGCGTATCAAGAGCTCCGCGAGTGGCTGCGGAGTCAGTGTGCAGAGCACGGGCTCGATTTGCTGTGACCATCACGCTCTCTATCCCCGGCGATCCGGTGCCGCAACCGCGCCCGCGAGTGTCAACGCAGGGCGGGTTCGCTCGCGCGTACGTGCCGAAGAGCCACCCGGTCCACGCCTACCGCCAGGCGATCGCGCTGGCGGCGAGCGTCGCCGGGCTCCGCGAGCAGGCGAAGCCCGTGAGCGTCGTCATCGATGCCGTGTTCGCACGACCGAAGTCGCACATGAACAAGGCAGGCGTGAAGCCGACCGCACCGGCGTTGCCGCGCCCCGACGTGGACAACCTGGGCAAGGCGGTGCTCGACGCATTGCAGGACGTGATGGGCGACGACACGCACGTGGCTCGGCTCGTCGTCGAGAAATCGTGGGGCACAGAAGGTCGCACGACGGTGCGGATTACATGAGCTACGAGTTCACGCACGACTGGTGGACGATGCGGACGAACGCGTGGCGTGAGCACGTCGTGCCTCGCCTGCCGCACCCGTGCCGCTGGCTGGAAATCGGATCGCACGAGGGCCGCTCGGCGTGTTGGATGCTCGATGAGGCACTACAACCAGGCGACACGATCACGTGCGTCGATACGTGGGGCGGGCCGTTCGACGGCTACTCGGCAGAGAATCCCGAGGCGAGGTTCGACGCGAACCTCGCCGGGCGTGCCGAGAAGTTTCGCGGACGCTCGCACGTGTTCCTCGCCCGCGCTCTCGCCGAGCATCGGCTCTTCGACGGCATCTACATCGACGGCGGGCACGAGGGCCGCACGGTTATCGAAGACACGGTCCTCGCGTGGCGGCTGCTCAAGGTCGGCGCTGTCATCGTGTGGGACGACTACGAATGGCTCGACCCGCACCCGCACCGAAAGCACCTGCCGACGCCGAAGCCCGCGATCGACGCGTTCCTCGCGCTCTACGGTCAATACCTCGACGTGCTGCACCGTGAGTGGCAAGTCATCGCCGTGAAGCGGGGCGAGTGATGGACATCTATGCGATCACGACCAGCGTGAACTACGCGGACTATCTGCCGCACTGCCTGCACTGCCTCGCTGGCCAGGTGTCTGGCGTCTGCGTCGTCACCGAGGCGAACGACGCGAGCGTTGACGTGGCGCAGCGATTCGAGGCGACGCCGCTGATCTATGACGGGTGGCACGCCGACGGGGCGGCTTTCAACAAGTCCGGCGCGATCCGATTCGCCCAAGAGCACCTGCACGCCGCGTACCCGGAAGCGTGGTATCTGCTGATCGACGCCGACGTGATGGTGCCGACGAACGCTCGCGAGATCATCGAGCAGGACGCGACGAATCCCGAGACGCTCTACGGAGCGAGGCGGGTCGATTTTCACACGCCCGAGAGGCTCATGGAGGGCAAGCCGAGCAAGGCATACGCCTCCATGTTCGCCGGATTCTTCCAACTCTACCGGCGGCACGTCCTCTACCCCGAGTGGTCACGCACGGCCGAGCTCTGCGACCTGTCGTTTGCGAAGCAGTTCGCGTCGTGCGTCGTGCTGCCGATGACGGTCGGTCACTGCGGCGTCGAGGCGGTCAACTGGGAGGGTCGGCGATCGCCGCTCTGGAAATGCTGACGCTCTTCACGCTCGTGCTCAACGGCGAGCCGTACATCGAGCAGCACCTCGCGACGTTTCGCCAGCTCACGATCCCGTGGCAGTGGCGGATCGTCGAGGGCGTCGCGGCACCGACTCACTGTACGGCATGGTGCCGTACGATGCCGGACAAGTGGCACCGGGACTACGTCAGCGTGGACGGCACGCACGAGTACGTGCGTGCGGTCAACAACACGCCGAACGTGACCTGCTCGTGGCGGCATTCGCCGTGGGACGGGAAGATCGCGATGATCGCCCGCGCCCTCGAAGGCGTTGAGGGCGGCGTCGTCATGCAGGTGGACAGCGACGAGCTCTGGCAGGCGTGGCAGTTGGAGCGGATCTACTGGCTGATGCTTCAGCAGCCCGTGGCGACGGCCGCGCGGTTCGCGTGCCGCTACTGGGTCGGGCCGTCGAAGCTCCTGACATCGACGAGCGGCTGGGCTCGCGGCGACCTCGAATGGCTGCGGGCGTGGCGGTGGGGACCGGGCATGCGGTTCCTCCGACACGAGCCGCCGATCGTCACCGGGTTTGACCGATGCGTCACGATCGAATCAACGCAGGCGGCGGGGCTCGTGTTTGATCACTTCGCGTACACGACGCCGCAGCAGATCGCGATGAAGCAGGACTACTACGGGTACGTCGGATTGGTCGATGCGTGGCATCGGCTCCAGGCGACGAGCGGGCCGGTGAACCTTCAAGAGTTCTTCCCGTTCGCCATCGGTGCGACGGCGGATGACGTGGGGATATGACGACCTTCACAATCACCGCCGCCGACATCGAGGCTCACCGCCCAGATGTGCTGCTCCCGCCAGACGAGGAGTTCGCGGAGCAGTACGCCGAAGCCGTGTGCGTCGGGCGCGAGCTCGCCGCCGATCGCACGGTCGCCCTGGTTGCCATCGCTCGCAGTGCCATGCCTTGGCTCCCACAGACGCTCGGACTCGTCGAAGAGACGGGCGCGATGTTCCGCTCGTGGTCAGCGTACATCTTCGAGAACGACTCGACCGACGAGACGAAGGACGTGCTCGCGGCGTGGGCCAACGGTACGCAGCGTCAGGTCTCGCTGAACATCAATCACCGACCGCACCTCTCGCACACGATCGCCACCGAACGGACGATCGCACTCGCGGAGTACCGCACGCAGTGCCAGTGGTGGGTGAGGCAAGGCGAGCCGTGCGACTACGTCGTGGTGTTCGACTCCGATGCCTGGGGCGGATGGAGTGTGGACGGAGTGGCGACGAGCGTGGCGATCTTGGGAAGCGACCCTTGGTGGTACGGGCTTGCGAGCTACTCGTGGGCAGAGCACAACGGGCACGCGATCCACTACGACGCGTTCGCGGCGAGGCTGAATCACTGGAGGCGGCGCGATCAGACGTGGTTCCACCACTTCCATCCTGCGGTCGGCTCTTACCCGATCGAGTTCAACTCGGCGTTCGGTCAACTTGCCGTATACGATTCCGACGCGTACCTAAGCGGCACCTACAGCGGTGAGGATTGCGAGCACGTCTCACTGCATCGCTCCATCGCCGACGCGAATCCCGGACGGCGATTCGGGTTGAACCCGTCGAGCCGGTGCGTCTCCTACTGGACACCACGCGATGCCAGGCAACACGGCGACGATTGACGCCGCGATCCTCCGCGTGCAGTGGGAATCGCAGATGCCGATGGCGGAAATCTGCACGCACTGGACGATCGCGAAGGATCAACTCATACGCCTGCGTGACGTATGGCACCTGCCGAAGCGTCACGACCGCAGCCTCCGCTACAAGCCGCCTCGCGATCCCGGCCCCGATGACGAGGAGGAACGGGCGAGCCGCGAGAGCCTGTCGCTGGCTCCGCAGATCGCCGCGCGTGCGACGTGCGTGCAGGCGATGTGGACCGAGCAGCAACGCCTCGATCGCACGATGGCGACGACGCCGAGCGAGGGCATGCTTCGCTGGATCAAGGCGAAGGAGATCGTCCAGCGGTTCGCCAAGGACGAACTGCAAGGCTAGGGGGATAGCGTGGCAGACTCGGGGAATCCCCCGGAGATCGTGCTATGGACGCTCGCGAGCTCGGTGCCACGCCCGACGAGATCACGCAGTACGGCGCGACGCTGTCGTTCTGGGACGCACTGCGGTTGCTCCAGAAGTACTCGCCGGTCGTGAACTACGCCCGTGCGTTCATCGGCGAGATCGACCCGTACAAGAAGGGGCTCGTCGTCGCAGATGCGTGCGAGTGGATCGCCCAGCAGACCGACGCGAAGCTCGACGACGAGCTCGTGCGGCACGTCGCGGCGGTGCTGGAGACCGCCGAGGGCGAGGCGCTGGTCCGGTTCTGCCTGTTCCAAGTGGGCGTCAAATGAGCCACGATGCACTTCTACGCATCACAGCCGTCGCTGCTGCGGTTGCTCTGCTCGCTGCGCCGTACGCAGGGCACATCCGCGCTGCGGCCACCGCAGCCGCCGAAGCCGTCCGGCAGCACAGCGGGATCATCGGGCGTCTGATCGCCGCGAGCCTGCTTATCGCCGCCGCGTGGGGCAAGGTGCCGATGCCGACGCTGCCGACGCCCGAGGCCCAGGTCATGATCGAGGTCGAGGAGCCCACGCCGGAACTACGGCGGCTCGTCGCACCCGTCAGGGCCGCCCTCGCGTCGGCGTCGATGCGTGACCGTGCGACATGGGCTGAGACGTGGATGAAGTCAGGCATCGTCGTCGCGGCCGACAACGTCCACTCGACGCCCGTGCTCGCGGACGTGCGGGCTCTGCGTGCGTTCCAGGTCGTCGCTCTCGACGTTGCGTGGCGTCGCATCGCTGGCGTCGCACCCGGCAAGTATCCGGGGCTGAAGGACGGCGTCGAGGCGGCGTTCGCCGAGGTGATCGGGCTCGATGATGTGGCGGTCGATGCGTCGCTGCGTGAGCGGTACGTGGCTCTCGTGCGTGCTCTGGCGTGGGCTGCGAGGTGACCCGTGGCACTCGACGCTCACGCATTCGGGTATGAACCCGATCCGGCTGGTGCCGAGGCGTTCGCCTCCACGCTGCCGCGTCCGACGCTCGCCCAGGCGGGGCCGGATCTCGTCGCTGACGGCAAGACCGAGGCGCACCTCTGGCCCGCCCTGCTCCAGTGCTCGCCGAACTGGAAGCGTGGCTCGCAGGGCACGGTCGGCTCATGCGTCGGCTGGGGCGCGAGCCTCGCGGTAGACCTCACGAGCGCGTGCGACATCGTCTACCGACGCGAGCCCGAGGTCTGGCGTGGCCGCACGATCGAGGCATCGCTCTACGGTTTCTCGCGCGTCGAGGCTCGTGGCAAAACCGTGAACAACGGTGGCGACGGGTCCACGGGGTTCCACGCTGCGAAGGCGATCCGTGAGCTCGGGTGTCTGCACTACGGCGTCGAGTACGGGTCGGTCGTCATCGCCGAGAGCGGCAAGGCAGAGCGCGATCGATCGTGGGGCCGCAACGGCGTCCCCGACGAGCTCGAGCCGTACGCCCGCGAGCGGCGGTGCAGCGAGGTGACGCTCGCCGTTGACTTCGGGCAGGCAGCGGCAGCGATATCCAATGGGCTGCCTGTGGTGGTCTGTTCTGGACAGGGCTTTTCGATGTCCCGCGACGCAGACGGGTTCTGCAAGCCGGGCGGGACGTGGTGGCACTGCATGGTCTTCGCGGCTGTGCGCTGGGGCAAGCGTCCGGGGCTGCTCTGCATGAACTCATGGGGCGACTCGAACACGACCGGCAAGCACTACCCCGAGACGATGCCGACGGCGGTGCGGAATTGCTCGTTCTGGATCGACGCCGAGGTATGCACCCGGATGCTTTCGGGTCGCGATTCCTACGTCTACGCCGGGTACAGCGGGTTCCGCCGCACGCAAATCCCAAACTGGACCGGAGACATCCTCGGATGAGATGGCTCGTCGCGTTCACGATCGTGCTCGTGGGTTGCGTGGCGTCACTGCCGCGTGACGATGCCGCGATCACTGCCGACCTCGCAGCCGAGACGGCACGCGAGGTGATCCGCCTGCGCCACGAGGTCGCCCCGACGCCGGTGCCGCCAGCGCCGGGCGGCACGTGCTCGAACTGCGACGGGCGCGGGTACGTCGGTGACGGGAGGGTTCGCGTCCCGTGCCAGCCGTGCGGTGGAGACGGAGTGCTATGACTCGCGACGAGCTCTACGAACACGTCTGGAAGCGGCTTCCCATGCGAAAGTACATGGTGGGGAGAGAGACTGTCCACGACCTGACGACGCTCGCGATCGAGAACTGGGAGGGCGAGTATCTGGGGCACGCCGAGAGCGAGGAGGGTCGCGACATCGTCGCGATGTCGATCGCCGGGAAAGTGAAGCGAGCCCACCAGTGGCAGTCGGGCCGCGAGCCGCAAGAGTACGGATTCTTCTGGACGCTCATGCTCGGCGCGATCGTCAATGCGATCGTGCAGATCATCGTGAAATGGTGGCTCGAACGTGGTGTCAATCGCGTTCTCATGGCGGCGTGGCAACAGGAGTTGACTCGATGACGCGAGAGGAAGTCACGACGAGCCTGCACTCGATCATGGAGCGCTGGGGCTTCCCGGTTCTCGTGGCCGTGGCGGTGGGCTACGTCATGCGGCAGGACGTTCTGCTTCCGCTCGTCGAGGCTCATCGGCAGTTCCTCACGCAACTCGGCGAGACGCAGCGGGAGATCGCCTCGGCGGTGCAGGAGCAGACCCGCCTGCTCTACGCCTTGCAGCCGGGCGCACGCGAGACGCAGTACAAAGTCGCCGCCCCGGTGCAGGAGAAGTGACATGGCAGAGTTCAGCCTCCTCCCAGGTCAGCTTGCCCTGAAGACCCGCCAGGGCGACGAGTTCTCGGCGACCGTCACGCTCTCGCAGGGCACGGCGGCGTTCTCGCTCACCGGCTACACGGTCACGGCTGGCATCACGTCGCTCGTGGACGGCACGAGCGTGGACGACTTCACCTGCTCGGTCGTCTCGGCGACTGCGGGCACGGTCTCGATCTCGCTGCAAGAGAACGAAACCTTGGCGCTTGCATCTGGTTCCTATGCCTGGTCACTGCGGTGGATCGCGCCAGGCGCGGTCACTCGCACCGCACTATCCGGCGTACTGGAGGTGACGCGGTGAGCATCACGGCGAGCGTCTCGGGATCACCGATCACGGCAAGCGTGACCGAAAGCGGCGCGAGCGTCGCGGTGTCGCCCGTGGCGATCTCGGCGACCGTGCTCGCGGGCATCGGGCCGCAGGGACCGGCGGGCGCGACCGGCGAAGGCGGCGGTGCGACGAGCCTCGCGACGCTGTCCGACGTGGAGATCACCGCTGCCGCCGATGGTGACGTGCTTCGATACAACGGCTCGACTTCGCGGTGGAGTGACTATGCCGAAGTGAACCTGACCGACGGCGGAAATTTCTAGAAGGTGAAAGGACACTGAGATGCCGAACACGATCAGAATCAAAAGGCGCGCATCGTCCGGTGGTGCAGGAGCGCCGAGTTCGCTCGCCAACGCGGAGCTCGCGTTCAACGAAAACTCCAACATCCTCTACTACGGCACGGGCACCGGCGGCGCTGGCGGCTCGGCTACCAGCATCATCGCGATCGGTGGCTCGGGTGCATTCGTCTCGATCACCGAAGTCCGCGCGGCGAACACGGTCCTCGCTGGACCGACGAGCGGTGCCGCCGCTGCACCGACGTTCCGGGCGCTGACTGCCGACGACATCCCGTCACTGTCGGGCGTCTACATCCCGATGTCGGGCACGGCGACGCCGACCGGCACGTACACGTTCAGCGGCACGGTCAACGTCACGGGCACGTTCCAGGTCGGCTCGACCACTGTCACGTCGTCGGCCGCTGAGTTGAACCTCGTCGATGGCTCGATCGCAAACACGGTGGTGAACTCGCGTGCGGTGATCTACGGCTCGGCCGGGCAGATCGCAGCGACGACGCTCACGACCAGCGGCAACGCGACGGTCGGTGGCGATCTCACGGTGACCGGCAACCTCACGGTCAACGGCACGGTCACGACGGTCAACTCGACGACCGTCACGGTTGACGACAAGAACATCGAGCTCGGCAGCGTCTATAGCCCCACAGACACGACCGCCGACGGTGGCGGGTTGACACTTCGCGGGTCTACGGACAAGACGATCCTCTGGGTCAACAGCACCGACTCGTGGACTTACAACCAGAACATCGAGCTCACCGCCACCTACGCCTACCGGATCGACGGCGTGTCGGTTCTGAGCAAGACCACGCTGGGCTCCACGGTCGTTTCGTCATCGCTCACGAGCGTCGGCACGATCGCTACCGGCGTCTGGCAAGGCACTGCCATCGGCGTCGCCTACGGCGGCACCGGGCTGACCAGCGTGGCGAAGGGCACGGTACTCGTCGCCAACGATGTGAACACGATCACCGCGCTTGACGGTGGCGGTACGAACGATGGACTCCTCGCCTACACGGCATCGAGCGACACGATCGCCTGGGCGACGAGCATCGACGGCGGGACTTTTTGATGCCCATTCCAGTCCAACTGAGGCGAAGCACCGCAGCGGGTGTCGCTCCGACGACGCTGGCCGACGGCGAGCTCGCGATCAACACGGCCGACTCGAAGCTGTTCTTCAAGGACAGCAGCGCGACGATTCAATCGTTCACGCTGCAACCGTACGCCACGCCCGGCGCAACGAACGTCTCGCGGGTCGTGTCGCTCAACGGGCTCACCGGCACGCTGACGATCGCTGCCGGGTCGAACGTCACGGTATCGACGGCGGGATCGACGATCACGATTGCCGCTGCGAACGATGCCGTGTCGAGCGTGAACGGAAAGACCGGCACGGTCGTGCTGACGCACACCAGCGTGTCGGCGGCGGCTGCCTCACATACGCATAGCAGCGTTGATATTACAGTTGGAAATCTACAGCTACAGTACATAACTACAAATGACCCGCTAGACGACGTGCTACAGTCGATTGACTCAAGCCTCGGGACCAAAGCCGACGCCGCAGCAACGAACGTCTCTCGCGTCATCTCCCTGAACACGATCACCGGCGCGATGTCGATCGTGGCTGGGAGTCTGGTGTCGGTCGCCACCGCAGGCACGGCGATCACGATCTCGGGGACAGAGGAAGTCGTCGAGTACCTCACGACCTCCGTGTTCCCGGCAACCGGCAACACCTCGCTGCTGTACCTCGCAACCGACGCCTCGCGGTCCTATCGCTGGACCGGGTCGGAGTACGTCGAGGTCGGGCCGACATCGCTTTCCGGCGGATCAAGCGGCGGATCATCCGCTGGCTCTCGTGCGTTGACATTCCTGCTACGGTGACAACATGGCGGCACCCAATATCGGCAGCACTGCGGCGACGGTTTATCTGCGGGTCGCGTGCGGCCCGGTGGCGACGGCGACCGGCACGAACGCCACTCTGATCGTGTCGTGCGGATCGACATCGAGCACGGTGCTGCGAGTCACGCGTCTCGACATCGGCAACATCGACGGCACGAACGCGGCGGATATCACGATCCTGCGATTCGTGGGCACGAACTCGACGACTATCGTCAACACGGTCAGCGTTCCGGCGGACGCTGTGCTGCGAGTCTACGACGATGGCGGTTCGCTCGCAGTCACCGAGGGGCAGGACATCCGAGCGGTCGCAGGTGCCGCAAATGATCTGACGTTCGACGCCGAGTATCAGGAGTTCGCGTGATGCGACCACGCGGCGGCTACATCGGGTTCAACCGCGTCCCTGCGGCGGCGGCGATCAACTCTGCGGCGAGCGGCGTTTGGACGCTGCGCGAGGCGGATGCGCTCAAGCGGGCGGGGACGTGGCCGAGAAGTTTCGGCGCAACCTTGCTGCTGCGAATGGACGGCGCAGACAACAGCACTATATTTACGGACAGTAGCGATACGCCATTGACTGTGACTGCTGTTGGCAACGCGAAAATAAGCACAACGCAAAGCAAGTTTGGCGGGTCTTCAGGTTTTTTCGATGGAAGCGGCGATTATCTCACGATCAGCGATTCCGCCATGAATGTCGGCAGTGGCAATTTCACGATAGAGGGGTGGGTGTATCCAACTTCTATTCCCGCAGGGTTTGCAACAATGTGGGCGCATAGGACGAATTTAAATGCATACGGAGGAGCCCTTTTAGTGTCAAATAACGCAGCCTTAGAGTTGTATATTGCAAACTCAAGTGCGACTGACTGGGACATTGTAGGACACAGTACAGGACTGACGCTGACAACCAACTCATGGCAGCATCTTGCTTTGGTGCGTGACGGCAACACGCTCAGAACATTTCGCGACGGCGTTGCAGGAAACACGATATCTGTGTCTGGCACCATCGGCGTAAGTGGAAATTTTTCAATCATGGCTGGCTCAGGAAGCGGCGGACAGGAGGTCGCTGGCTACCTGGATGACTTTCGGTTTGCAAAAGAAGCGTTCTACACAGCAGCATTCACGCCTGGACAATATTGAGCCATGACCATTATGCAGCCCGATAATTCGCGACCTTATGGCTGGCGTCTTGTGGACGTGCCGACGTTGACTGATGCAGAGGTAAACACGATTCGCACGCTTGCGGCGCAGCATGACGAAGAACAATCGGCCGTTCTGCTCAAGGTGCTGCAAGTAGTGCGGCCACCGCGAGCGGTGGCGAGGGATTGAGGCGATCGACGCGGAGTAGCCATGCCTTTCTCCTTCCCCGCATCCCCCGCCGTCAACGATCAATCGACGCAAAACGGCCGCACCTACTCATGGAGCGGCTATGCGTGGGAGATCGTCGCGACGCCTGCGGCGCTGCCTGCGAGCGTGATCACCTCCGGCACGCTTGACGCCGCCCGCCTGCCCCTCGCGACGACGCTGGCTGCCGGTGCGATGATCGTCGGCACGGGGCTCGGCGTTTCGTCGGGCACGGTGAGCGTGACGTACGGGACTAGCAGCGGCACCGCGTGTCAGGGCAACGACTCGCGGCTCTCCGATGCGAGGACGCCGACATCGCACACGCACGGCAACATCAGCAACGCCGGTGCGATCGGATCGACGGCGAACCTGCCGGTCATCACCACAACGTCGGGTGTGTTGACGACGGGCACTTTCGGCACGGCGGCATCGTCGTTCTGCGAGGGCAACGACGCCCGCCTGAGCGACACCCGCACGCCGACGGACAACACCGTCAGCACGGCGAAGATTCAGAACGACGCCGTCACGTACGCGAAAATTCAAAACGTCTCCGCCACCGACCGCCTGCTCGGTCGCTCGTCTGCGGGTGCAGGCGACGTGGAGGAGATCACCTGCACGTCGTTCGGCCGCTCGCTGATCGACGATGCCGACGCCGCAGCGGCGCGCACCACGCTCTCCGTGCAGCCGACGGCGAGTCCTACATTCACAGGCACCGCAACTCTGGCCGCAGGAGCGATCGTCACCAGCACGGCGGCAAACTCTGGCCTATCGGTCGGCGGCAGCAGCAAGCAGGTGCGGTTGAGTTTCGCGCCCAGCGAAGGCACAGCGCCAACGTCTGCCGTGACAGGGACGGCGTATATCGTCTCTGCCGACTTCGGCAGCGGCTACACGGCAATGCGATTTGAGGCTACGGAGTTCGTCTTCGCTCACGGCATCTTTGCGTCTGAGGTTTCGACGACGTTCAAGAACAACGGCGACATCGTCATGTCGCGTGGGCAAGTCCTCGTCACCGCAGGCAGCGGCAGCAGCGGATCGTACAAGCCGGGACTGGCGGTGTCAGGGGACGACGACAGCGGTGTGCAGCAGGTAGGCGGCGCTAATACGCTGTCGCTTGTGACTGGCGGCACCGAGCGGGTGCGGGTGGATGCCAGCGGGAATGTTCGCATCAACGGAGCCGACGCAGCGACATCTGCGGTCGGGTGCATCCACATCAAAAACGGAACCGCGCCTACTGCGAACATCACCGACGGCGTCGTCCTTTTTGCTGCCGATGTCAGCAACTCATCGGAACTGCGAGTGCGTGACGAGGCGGGCAACGTGACGACGCTGTCGCCACACTCGTTTCCGCTGATCCCAGACGGGCCGAGTGAGCCTATGGCGTGGGCGTACTACTCAGAGCGTGACGGCCGCAGGATCAACGTCGATATGCTCCGCGTGGTGCGGCTGCTGGAACAACTCACTGGCGAGAAACTGGTCTACGAGGAGTGAGCCATGCCTGACATCCCCACGCTGTACTGCGCTGAACCGCTGTCCATATCGGCTGTATACGACCGCCTGTGGGTCCGCGAGATCGTAGTGTCATCCCCGACAGGCGGCGAAGCAGAGGCCCGCGTGACCCTCGTCCGATTCCGCACCACCGACCACGGCTTCGAAGAGGCACCAGCCGAGCCGGTGCGGCTGCACGTGCGAGACCTGCTCGCGGGAGCCGACAGCGATCCCGACCTCGCGGCGGCGGTCGGGGCGCTGATGAACTACGTGGGCAAGGTGGGCATCGAGCAGGGCGTGGTGGCGACGCCTGAGTGATGGCACGCATCGGTGAGATGCTGCGGTCGCAGCAGATGCCGCAGCGTCGCCGAAGACGCACGCCGATGCCCGGCGATCTCGCGGTCGTCTGCGTCTTCTGGAACCCGGCCGGCTGGCAGTCGCTGCGACGGAACTACCTGCGGTTCCTCCACGAGATGCGATGGTGGAGCGTCCCGACGTTCAACGTCGAAGTCGCGTACGACGGGCAGGACTTCGCGAGTGACGATGCGTGGCTCCAGGTGCGTGGCACCGATCGCAACGTGCTCTGGCAGAAAGAGCGGCTCATCAACCTCGCGGTCGAGCGGCTGCCCAAGCGGTTCGATAAGGTGGCGTGGATCGATGCCGACATCCTGCTCCTCGATCCGCAGTGGGAGGCGAGGCTTCGTAACGAGCTTGAGCTCTCCCCGGTCGTCCAACTCTGGCACCGCTGGCACTGCGCCGATCGGCTGGGCCGCGTCGGCGAGGTGCTGAATTGCGTCGGCGATCTCGCCACGCGGTACACGCAGCGGGTTGCGTGCTCGCCGGGTGGAGCGTGGGCGGCACGACGCGAAGTGTTTCCCCTCTACGACCGTCACATCGTGGGCAGCGGTGACGCGATGTGCCTGGAAGCATGGGTCGGGATGGAATCGAGTCGCTGCATGCGGCGCTGCACGCCCGGCATGGCGGCGGATTTCTCAGCGTGGGGCGAGGTCGCGCACGCGAAGGTGCAGGGCGACATCGCCTGCCTCACGGGCGATGCGGTTCATCTGTACCACGGCTCGCGGGCCGACCGGCAGTATGTCGATCGGTGGCAGCCGGTGATCGACGCCGGCTTCGACCCGCGCGAGCACGTCGAAGTCGACGACAACGGGCTCTTGGCGTGGACGGACGCGGCACCGCCCGAGCTCGTCGAGTGGGTGCGGGGATACTTCGCCAGCCGGCGAGAGGATGACTGAGTTGACACACCCGCCACGATGCGGGCATGGAACTCTCGACCAAGCGAATCCTCGTCACGGGCGGTGCCGGCTTCCTCGGTCGTGCCGTGTGCCGTCTCTTGACCCAGCGGGGCTGCGCGCAGGTCACGGTGCCGCGTCGCATCGCGTGCGACTTGACCAGCGAAGAGGACACCGTCGACCTGTTCGACGACGTGCGACCCGAAGTCGTGCTGCACCTCGCAGCCGAAGTCGGCGGCATCGGCGCGAACATGAAGACGCCGGGCCGGTTCACGTACGCGAACCTCGCGATGGGCGTGAACGTCGTCGAGCAGTGCCGACGGTTCGAGGTCGAGAAGGTTGTCGTCGTCGGCACGGTGTGCTCGTACCCGCTGTCGCCTTTGGTGCCGTTCGTCGAGGCGGATCTGTGGAACGGCTACCCCGAGCCGACGAACGCGGGCTATGGCATCGCGAAGCGTGCGGTGTACGAACTCTTGCGGCAGTACCACAAGCAATATTCCTTGCCGGGTTCCGTTGTGATTCCGACCAATCTCTACGGACCATTCGACAACTTCGACCCGGCGTCGTCGCACGTCATCCCGGCGATGATCCGCCGATTCTGCCGAACCGACCCGGTCACGCTCTGGGGCACGGGCTCGGCGTCGCGGGAGTTCTTGCACGTCGATGACGCTGCGGAAGGCATCGTGCGAGCAGCGGAGACAGTGACGACGCCAGACCCGATCAACCTGGGTGGCGGCGGCGAAGTGCAGATGAGGAAATTGGCCGAGATGATCGCTGGCGAGTGCGGCTACATGGGCACGATTCTCTGGGACGCATCGAAGCCCGACGGTCAGCCGCGCCGTGCGGTCGATGCGACGCGAGCCCGCGAGATCCTCGGGTGGACGCCGAGGGTCAGCCTACAGAACGGCATCGCCGAGACGGTCGCGTGGTGGAGGGATCAATGCGCGTCGCTCTGATCACCGGCATCACAGGGCAGGACGGCTCGTATCTCGCCGAGCTCCTGCTCGCGAAGGGCTACATCGTCCACGGCATCGTGCGACGGTCGAGCACGTTCGGCACGCAGCGGATCGAACACATCTTCGATCGGCTCAACCTCCACTACGGCGACGTGACCGACGGCGGTGCTATGGCACGGCTCGTCGCCGAGATCGAGCCCGACGAACTCTACAACCTCGCGGCACAGTCGCACGTGCGGGTGTCGTTCGATCAGCCCGCGTACACGGCGGAAGCGGTCGGCATCGGTGCGCTCAACGTCCTCGAAGCCGCCCGCATCGTGCCGGGATGCCGCGTCTATCAAGCGTCCTCCTCCGAGATGTACGGGCAGGTCGCCGAGACACCGCAGCGTGAGACGACGCCGTTTCGTCCACGGTCGCCGTACGGTGTCGCGAAGGTCTACGCTCACTGGATCACGATGAACTACCGCGAGAGTTACGGGATGCACGCCTCGTGCGGCATCCTGTTCAACCACGAGAGTCCGAGGCGGGGCGAGACGTTCGTGACGCGGAAGATCACACGGGCAGCGGCACGGATCGCGAGCGGCATCCCCGAGACGCTGTACCTCGGCAACCTCGACGCCCGGCGTGACTGGGGCCACGCAGCCGACTACGTGGAGGCGATGTGGCTCATGATGCAAGAGGACGACCCCGACGACTATGTCATCGCGACCGGCGAGACGCACAGCGTGCGGGAGTTCTGCGAGCGGGCGTTTGCCCACGTTGGGCTGGACTACCGCGACCACGTAGAGATCGACCCTCGCTACTACCGACCGGCCGAGGTGGATCTCCTCCAAGGCGACGCGAGCAAGGCACGCCGAGCGCTGGGCTGGGTGCCGAAGGTCACGTTCGAGGGTCTCGTGGCGGGGATGATGGACGCAGAACTGCAAGCGTTATGGGGACGCGTGGTAGCGTGAGGCTATGCCGCAGCGCATCGAGTTCATCCGGGCGGCCCGGCCGAACTACCGGATCAAGCGGAAAGAGAATCGCCCCAACGGATACCAGCGGGGCTACTCGGACAAGCGTCACTCAGCGTGGCGACGTGCTGTCCTCCTGCGTGACAACTGGACTTGCCGGGCGTGCGGTCACGTCTGCGGCGAGAAGGGCAACGCCCACGCTGACCATGTGTCGCCGGTCGTGCCGGGCACGAAGGTCTGTGTCGATGGCCGCTCGCGGTATGAGGTGGATGTCGGGCAGTGCTTGTGCCACTCGTGTCACAGCAGGAAGACAGCGAATGAGACGGCGGCCCGTGCGAGAGGCACCCCATAGCCCCCTGCCAAGGTGGCATGGCGATGACGAAAGC